CGGTACCGGAACAACAAGCCTGCAAACAATGCCTATCTTCTCGGTCCTAGACCAAGGGTATCGTATGCCCGCCGACGGCACTCTCCTAGATCTCTCCTTCCAAGTAACCTGTACAGTCTACCCGGGGCACGTCGTCCCGGCCATCGCGCTGTATAAAAATGGCGTCTACGTCGATGGAGTCATCGCCTCGGTCACAGGCCCCGGCGACTTTGGGGCGACCGCCTCAATTTCCCCCACAACTACTTTTGTCACAGGAGATATATTGAGTCTAAAGTTCCACCACACCGGTGTCGGGATGACGACAGAAAACTGGGCATGCTTGCTGCGTGTCTCTAACACGACGGTCTAGAAAATGTCAAATAAAGATTCAGATTATATCCCCAAACTTGAGAAAGCTATCTCACAGAAATATGGAGAAGAGGCTACCTATAATCCTCGTCGATTGTGGGACGCTGAAAAAGAAAAAGAATATATTACGCAATCTCAAGAAGCACGGCGCAAGTTTCAGTCTCAAGGGGAAACCCAAGACAATGTTGAACAAGACGGATTTTTCATAAATCAAAAACTACTTAGTAGAGACCAAAATAGGACTTGTCCTGTTTGTGAAAAGTATTCTTTTCATCCACGTGATGATTTGTACATGAATAAGTTTGAAGCTTGCTTCAGGTGTTTTACTCAGTACATAGATGGAAGAGAAGAACGATGGATCGATGGTTGGAGACCTAACAAGGAAGTATAAGATGGCAACAGTACTAGAAATTATTCAAGGAATCGCACAGGCAGCAGCCAATGGTGCATGGGACGGCGCCCACTCTGCCGACCTTCAAGCTGACGGAAAAGCCCGAGACGCTGGACTAAAGCGTAATGACGGCCATTTTATTAATGACCGCCGCGTCATGGATGGCTTCGGCGTCAAATTTCATGGCCCCCTTCTCCGTGTAACATATCAGTCAGAAGTGCGGATCAAGGATGTCGCACAGAATGGTTTTGAGAACGATATCGAGGCTCATATTGCAGAAATAGTTAAGTTTCTCAAGAAAGAGTATAAGGCCGTGACGGGAAACACTCTTAAGCTTACCAAAGAAGGAGACTCCAGTATTCTGGTCCAACGTATCTCTAATTACCGTACCGATTGTCAAGCACACTGTGACTACAGAATCGGCGGCCTGACTGATATGGTCGACGTCGATGGCGGGAGCGACGAGGATCGTTTAGAGGGGGCTATTGCTGACTGGTTAAAACTGGGCCCTAAAGGGCGCCCGAAGAACGATACTCGCAAAGGTAAGTAACATATGTTATGGCGAATGCCCTTACTAAAAAAGAGATTCTAAAAGAGATAGTAAAGGCCGGCAAAGACCCGGTATATTTCACTATCAATTATTGTCGCATCTCCCACCCCCAGAGAGGCCTAATTCCCTTTAAAGCGTACGACTACCAGCAAGAACTCCTGAGGGATTTCAACGACTACCGGTTCAATATTATTCTCAAAGCGCGACAGCTTGGGATATCAACAATCACCGCAGCCTACATCGCGTGGCTTATGCTTTTCCACCGGGACAAGAACATTCTTGTCGTCGCAACCAAACTTCAAACGGCAACAAACCTAGTAAAAAAGGTTAAAGCAATCATCAAAAATCTTCCTGCCTGGATGAGAATCTCAGACATCGAGATTGATAACCGAACTTCTTTTGAGCTAAAAAACGGTTCACAGATCAAGGGCTCTTCTACCTCCGGCGACGCCGGCCGATCGGAAGCTCTATCCTTATTGGTAATTGATGAGGCCGCTCACGTTGAGAAATTGGGGGAATTGTGGACAGCTCTGTACCCCACTCTGTCGACTGGTGGTCGTTGTATCGCCCTCTCCACCCCCAACGGGGTAGGAAACTGGTTCCACCAAAACTGTGTCGAATCTGAAGCTGGCACGAACGCTTTTAATATGACCACTTTATTGTGGGATGTTCACCCTGACCGCGGCAAGGCTTGGTTCGAAAAAGAAACCAAGAACATGTCGAAGCGCCAGATTGCTCAAGAGCTGGAATGCAACTTTAATGTGTCTGGTGAAACTGTAGTACATCCGGATGACATTCAATGGTATCTAGAACGCGCATGCGCACCGGAGTATCGTACTGGTTTCGATCGCAATTACTGGATATGGAAAAGACATGACCCCGAGAAGTCTCACTTAGTCGTCGCTGATGTTGCCCGCGGCGATGGAAAGGACAACAGCGCTTTTCATGTCTTTGAATTAGATACCATGGAAGTAGTGGCAGAATATGTGGGAAAACCGACCCCCGATGAGTTTGCAGACATTCTGGGGAGCGTCTGCGGGGAATATGGAAACCCTATGTTGGTAATAGAAAACAACAATATTGGGTATGCAGTGCTTAAAAAACTTCAAGACTCAGGGTATCCTAATCTATATTACTCCGCAAAGGGAACACATGCATATGTGGACCCCATAAGCGCACAATGGCAATCTAACGTGATCCCCGGATTTACTACTTCTTCTAAAACACGACCTCTGATTGTAGCAAAGATGGAAGAGTTTATGAGAAATAAACTAATTATAATTAACTCCAATCGTTTGCTTTCCGAAATGAAAACCTTTATTTGGAAGTCAGGAAGACCTCAGGCAATGAGAAGCTATAACGATGATCTAGTGATGTCGTTTGCAATTGGGTGCTGGGTAAGGGATACTGTGATAGTGGAAAGCTTGAGAGGCGTAGAATACAATAAAGAGTTCGTATCTGCTATTTCTACATCTAAAACCCGCATATCCACCACGATCAAAGGAATGCAAGGTCACGAAAAAACACAAGAATCTCTAAGGAATGACGAAGCGGTAAAACATGTTCATGAATACTTCGCTTTATTAAAAGGATAAATTATGGCTGACTCTACTCGCAACACACGAAACCCCGCGGCCCCATTGTTCAAGCGCTTGACGCGCTTGCTGTCAGGCCCCATTGTTAATTTCCGGGCACAACAGGCCCGACAAGAACAGCGCGGCAATTTAGATAAATATCGTTATCGTTTCCGCTCAATGAGCGGCCAAGAGTTTAAGCGCGCCGACAACAACATGTCGCAGAACTATAACTTGTTTACTTCTGCTGCGTTCAGAAACCAGAACCGCGCTGAACGTTACACTGACTTCGAGCAAATGGAGTACATGCCCGAGATTGCATCTGCCCTAGATATCTATGCAGATGAAATGACCACCTCTAATTCATATGATAAGATGCTAAGCATCTCTTGTATGAACCTAGAGATTAAGACTATTCTGAATTCATTATTTTATGAGGTTTTGAATCTCGATTTCAATGCATTCGGCTGGGCGAGGTCCATGTGTAAATACGGTGACTTCTTTCTATATTTAGACATCGATGAAAAAATGGGGGTCACGTCAGTTATCGGCCTCCCCAATAATGAGGTTGAACGACTGGAAGGTCAGGACTCGACAAATCCCAACTATGTCCAGTATCAATGGAACGGCGCAGGAATGACCTTCGAAAACTGGCAGGTCGCCCACTTCCGAGTTCTGGGCAACGATCGACATGCTCCGTATGGCACCTCGATCCTCGACCCGGCCCGACGCATCTGGCGCCAGGTGGTGCTCTTAGAGGATGCTATGATCGCCTATCGCGTCGTCCGCGCCCCAGAGCGCCGCGTCTTCAAAATTGATGTGGGAAACATTCCACCGCAAGAAGTAGCTCAGTACATGGAGAAGGTTAAAACAGAGATGAAGCGCAACCAGTTGGTGGATGCGAAAACTGGCCGGGTTGATTTACGTTACAACCCGCTTTCCCTAGAAGAAGACTATTTTATTCCGATGCGCGGCGGGGTGGGATCAGATATTGTTTCACTCCCCGGCGCCAAATCACTCGACGATATTGAGGATGTAAAGTACATGCGCGACAAAATGTTTGCCGCAATCAAAATCCCTCAGTCGTATCTTACAAACTTAGAGGGTGACTCGGAAGACAAGGGTACTCTGGCACAGAAAGATATACGTTTCTCCCGTACGATCCAGCGGCTGCAGCGTTCCCTCGTTAGTGAACTAGAGAAGATTGCAGTAGTTCATTTATACACCTTAGGCTTCCGAGGAGAAGATCTTCTTAGTTTTGATCTCGCACTAAACAATCCCTCGCGCCTGGCGGAGCTGCAACAACTGGAATACCTGCGTACCAAGTTTGATACCGCTAATGCTATTCCAGAGGGCACATACAGCAAACGCTGGGTCGCTCAAAATATTCTTGGCCTATCGGATGATGAATACCTTCGCAATCAGCGCGAGACATTCCATGATCGGAAATTCCAACAAGCTCTCGAAGCGGTTACTGAGCAAGGCGCTGAGGAAGCCTTGGGTGGTGACCTCGGCGGTATGGGCGGCGACTTCGGTGATGAAGGCATGGGCGACGATCTGGGTGGTGATGAACTTGGCGGCGACCTCGGCGGACCCCCCGAAGGCGGCGGAGAAGAATCTCCCCTTTTGGCAGCCCCCGGCCGCCGCGAGGATATGATGGAAGCAGATGACGTCCATCATTATGATAATAGTTCGTATGAGACTAAACAAAAGAGAGGCGGCGACGATCGTCGGCTCGGAAAATCAGGTCCGACCAGACGCAATATCAAAAACACAGCCCTCCCGGAAGCGGCCCGGGGAGCCACACCCCGTTCCCGCCGCACTGGCATCGCCGGCGTTCACGACCTGGGAATAGGAAAAATGGATTTCAAGTCTCTAGTTGGACTGGAAGAACAAAAGAGTTCTATTTATACTAGCGCGGAGACAACTTTGATCGAAGATACGAAAAAGGTCCGCCGGCTAGTAGAACAACTAGAGAGGACAGAGGTAAAAGAAGATGAAACATAATAAAAAAAGAAACACAGCTTTTATTTATGAAACTTTGACGCGCGCGCTAACCAAGGCCATCATGGATAAAAGCCTTCCTCGCAAAAAAATGGTTGTGAAGATTCTGAAAGAACACTTAGGAAAAGAAACCATCTTAGGTAAAGAGTTAACATTGTACCGAGTTTTGTTAGAAACTTCAAATCTTCAAGATAAAGTGGCCTCGCGACTTTTGGAAGAAACCAAAAGAGCCTATGAGCGATTGGATGAAGCAACAATCTTCGATGCACAATCACGCCTCATCGCCGCCATTAATAAGGGCCTCGGCCAGGAAGTGTGGAGCACCTTTGTGCCTAATTTCAAGTCGATAGCTTCTGTGAGTGGAATCTTCAGCCAGAAGACGGCCCTAAAGAAACGCGTCTTATTTGAGCAAGCAATTGTAGATGGCATGAGTCTGCCCACAGAAGCCGCTCCAACCCAGCTGCAGCCCATCGATAACCTGACCTACCACTCTTTTATCAAGAAGTTTAACACCAAGTACAAAGGACTCCTTCAGGAACAGCAGAATCTTTTGACTCAATATGTCACGAGCTTCTCTGACGATGGATTAGAACTCCGCGTCTATCTTAATGAAGAGATATCCCGGCTTAAAGGAATTCTGTCGACTGCACTGAAAACGACGCCGGAACCAGTTATCGCTCAAAAAGTAGAGGAAGTCTACAATTACCTAGAGGGATTTCGCAAAAGAGAATTTGAGGAACAAGATCTTGGGAAAGTACTTAAGGTCCAGTCTTTGACTGAGGAGCTATCAGCAAATGATTAAGATCAAAATCGGTGGCCCACAAGCTACCTTGGAAATAAATGCTCGGAGGGCCCTC